CTCCCCAGGCCGGAAATACTCGGAAGTGCTCGGGTTTAAAGGGTAGTTTGTTGCTGCCCGCCCGAGTATCTTCTTTTCTGAAATAAATATTGACATATCAGGAGAGGTTTGTTATAATGCACTAAATGATTTTAAATTTATATAATATTAATATAAAGTCCTCTCATGACTTAAACTTGAGTCGGTGTGATGAGTTTCAGGAAGTTCTACATACACCACGATTTAAATCCTCCCCCAACACCAGCAAATCAACAGAGTAAGGTGCCTCTAACGATTTGATCAAACATGAAAAGCACCAATGATCATAGGAGTTCATTATGAACAAATCGAAGAAGCAGCGTATTATGGAGTATCTGGCAACTGGACGAACCCTCACTGCCCCACAGGCACGGTCGCGGTTCGGGGTCCAGAACTTCCGTGCAACCATCTCTGATATTAAGGAGCAGGTTGAGCGTTATGGTAACTGGGAGGTCTATAGGGAACCGAGCAAGACAAGCACCAGCCGTTATGGTATGGATTTTCTTGGTGAAGGTAGCAATCAGTTTGCTATTGACGCTGGTATTGTCTGATCATTTTGGTTTCTCTCCCTCCGAATCCTCATCATTTGCGTGGTGGGGATTCTTTTGTCTCAAATTAATCTGTCTATGAAAAGGAGAAACCCATGTCAGATAATTTAATCCCTTCTGAACAGGTCATTCGTGGCCTAAAAGCAAAACTTATGTACTTCACAGAAGACTGTAATTGCACACCAGTAGATAAATGTGCGTGTGATCAAATGTTAGAAGATGTACGAATGGCCGACGAATGGGTATCTAATTTGCCCGGTTCTGAAACTAGTTGTGATTGAAAGGAAAACACAATGAATATTAAAATTGTTCGACTTAACTCTGGCGAAGAGGTTCTATGTGACTGGACCCCCCCTGAATCCACAAGCCCAAACGAATGTCATATTCTTAAGAAGCCTCTTCTGATTATCCCAACGGGCGATGGTCAAATTGGTCTGATGTCGTGGATGCCGTATTCTGCCATGAAAGATGATGAGGTTTATGTGAAGGCTTCTTTTGTTGCTTTTGAGGTTGACGCTGCAAAAGAACTGAAGGCCGAATACAAAAGAGCAACCAGTAAGATCATCACGCCAGGAAACGACATTACATCCCCCAACCTTAAGATCGTGGGGAGTTGATAAGTGGCAAAGCAAACAGCACAACATTCGACCCATGTACATCGTATTTCCAAGGTAGGCAGTCCCCGAATTTCTAAAAGAAAAAAGGGAAATACTCCCGCACGGACATCCCGTAAGGGAAACGGCAAACGAATTCGTTAGTCCTTTCAGTAGACCCCATCGTCTAGCGGCTAGGACATGAGGTTTTCATCCTCAAAACAGGAGTTCGATTCTCCTTGGGGCCATTATGCTTTCATTAATTTTATCAATTTCGGTTTCCATAAGCCCATTAGAATCTGCTATTTGGCAAGTGGAAACTAATCAATGTGAATATGATTGTCCAACAGGTGATAATGGAAATGCCGCAGGGCCACTGCAAATATGGGAGTGCGCATGGAGTGACGTTATGGTTGAGGGAGAGGTTTATTCCGATTGCGAAGGTCTAGACTACTCTCTTGAGATTTTTCGACGTTATATGCTGCGATACGCGACGGAGGAGCGTCTGGGACGCACACCAACGGCCCAAGACAAAGCACGAATATGGAACGGTGGGCCTAATGGATACCTCAAAGGAAGCACAAAAAAGTACTGGAATAAAGTAAAAGAAGAAATTAAACCAAATCCATAAATATTAAATGGATAACTATAGGAGTTTATATATGGACCACACAATCGGAGATAAGGTAGTCAATTCAAAAAACTTAAAGATGGCAAATGTAGTTGATGTTGATCTTCAAGAAGATAAGATCAAAATACAATACAATGATGGTTTATCAGAGTGGGTTGAAGAAAATAAAGTCACCAATCTTCTCATTGATGACAATGATTTTCAAAATAAATCATTCATTCAAGACTGATTTCTTCTGATTGATCTTCTGTTGAAGTTCGAATCAGGCAGGAGCGAATTGCTTCTTGTGAAAATTTCATTGATTGATGTAGACAGTTGGTTCAGTTGGCTTTGCATTTCTAAAAATCTGTTTTCAATTGAACTTTCTGTTATTACTTCGCTTTCTTTTCCTACCTCGCTACATCGTTTTTCCGAATGCCATAGTCCATCAGAATTGATACAAAAATTTTCGGTGGTTTGAAATGGGTCCGGATAAAATAAAGAATTTTCACAACAACCAGTAAACTGTATGCCGGGTGCCTGTTGAATTTTTTCTTTATTCTTCATTTTAATGTAAAGTTGAATTAAGTAATATCCATCAGAAGTTTGAATTTCTTCTTGAATTTGTTCCGACAAAACAAGTTCTTCAGAACCGTCCGGTCCTAATCGATATTCATGAATCTTCAATTTACCGCTGTTTGAAGATGATCCAGCAAATTCAATTTCATAAAAATCCTTCACGTTTATGCCTATTGATAAGTTCTTGAAAGATTTTTCACTTTGAAATCCTAATATATTTCTGACGATAGAAATTGTTTTTGTTGAATTTCCGGAGGTCACCTGAATTTGTGGAATTTCCTCAAATCTTCTTGGAGAGAATCTTGAAATTCCATCGGGAATCGTAATGGTGGTCTTTGGTCGAGCAACAATCATTTTATTGTTTTCTAATGAATCGAAATAATACGTTCCATTGAAATTTGCCTGTAAAGAATCAGACTCGTCGATTTGCCAAAACGAATCATCAATATCAAACTCATCATTTACATTTAACCCACTAAACATTTGTTCAATGTTTCGGATATCTGTGTTGTTTTTTGAATGGCTATAATCAATTAAAACTTTATTTCCATTATCTAAAACTGATATTGTGGGAGTCGTTTTAATGATTACCTTTTGTGTTTCAAAATCATCAACCGAGTCCATAAATTGTATAGAAGATTTCAAAAAGAGATCCGAACCAACCAATTCATATTGTTCGGATGAACCTCCTTTTTCTTTTTTATTCTTTAATCTTCTATAACTTTTATTAGACCGTCCCATAAAATTCTCATGATCCTATGAAGCAAATTGTTTGCGTTGTGGGATCATCCGACTTGGCATAAATCTTATTTAGGTTGCTACATTCGATGAAAATCGATTCTCCGGACTCAAGAAGATATCCATTATCCGGATTACTAATGAGTTTGCTACTTCCGACCATAATATATGAACTATTGTCCGGATGGGCTTTAATGTGAACACCACTCTTAAGTTTTGTAGACGTTGAAATTGCTTGTGCCATACTATCGATTGATTTCTTACCGGCATACACATTACCAGGTTGTTCAATTTCTGTGATTTTAGTCCGAACTTTTCCAGAAATTAAATCATTTCTAATGCCGGTAATGTTTTCCGCTGCTGTTTTAATATCAGCAAGATTGCTGACGATAGGTTTACTGGAACTTTCTAGTGCTGTGAGAATATCAGTGTCGTCGATGCTCACTTCATTTGACACGGAAGTGTTCAGTGCTGATGTTGCAGTAATCTCAACTGCTCCAGAGTTTTCCCCACGAATAATAACTGGATTATATCCTGAACCCGCAGTAAACCCTTGAATCTTTAGTGGAGATTCAGAGCCATTAGTCACACCAATCGTGCTAGAAATTGTTACATCAGCAGAAATTCCTGCTCCTACGACGTTCACGTTGATTGCATCTCCGGAAGAACCTACGGTTGTTCCGTCGCCTGTGAATAATTTACTATAGACATATTTGTCTCCGTCCCAACCATATGATTTAATGGAATCGGTTCCGGCTGATAAATATCGTCCACCACTAATATTAACTGATCCTGTAACTTCGACAGAGTCTTCAAGATTTGATAATCTTCGACCACCAGTAACTACAACAGGAATCCCAAGATCTTCGCTACTATCTCCGCCAGCAGTTGGTCCTGTATATCCCTGAATATTAACAACTTGACTTATTGAAATTCCTCCAGTAACTTCTACTGGTCGGCCCCCACTAATTCCCTGAATCCACCCAGAAATACCAACAGGAGTTACCCCATTGGTGGATCCAGCCACTGCAATATATTGAAAATCTAATGTGCTGCCCAAATTATAATTAAGGACATAAAATCCACCAGTTCCGTTGATGTAACCATCAACTTCAACTGGTCCCGAAGCACCGTAAATGGCAATAGGAAGGGGTTCTGTTTGAGTTGCTCTATAGGTGTTTAAACTATCTCCCCAAACTACTTTAGAGAGAGGAATGTGAACACCCGTTAGACCAGAACCAGATGTATTGTAATCAGTAGCCATTTCTGCGGTATTGCCGCTAACGTCAATGATTATGTTGGGATCAGTGTCAGCCATTAATTTTCTCCAATTTCATGCTTGAAAAAATTGATAAATACTGTATTATGTATCATAATATATATAAGGCAATGGAGATATAGAATGATTTTTGACAGTTCTTTTAAAAATGAATTTTCTAAACGGGTTATAGATAATGTTTTAAAAAATAATTTAGAATATATTGAATCTGTGATTGATTTAGCAGAGCAATATGAAATTGATATAAAAGTTGCTGCAAAACACCTAACAAAGCCTATAATCGAGAAAATCGAAAAGGAAGCAAAAGAAATCAACTTAATGTCGTCAAATACCACAAAACTTCCATTTTGAGGTTGATTTGTGTGGATAATATAATATAATAACAAACAAGTAGCAGGGAGTTCCTGCTGAAATTTTAATATGGGTAGTTCCCACCAACTAGGAGAAAAAACATGAGTTTTTCAGATTTTAAGAAGCGTTCTCTCAACAGTATTGATGAATTAAGCAAAAAGTTAGAGGAAACTAATTCCAAGGAGTCCTTTAAGGATGAGCGGTTTTGGCGACCCGAATTAGACAAAGTAGGAAATGGATATGCTGTTATTCGTTTCCTTCCTAGCGTAGAAAACGAGGACATTCCATGGGCAAAGTATTATTCTCATGGTTTCCAAGGAAAGGGTGGATGGTTTATTGAGAATTGTCCAACCAGTCTTGGTGGAAAGTGTCCTGTTTGCGAATCTAACAGCGAACTTTGGAACAGTGGAACCGAGTCTGACAAGGACATTGCTCGGAACCGAAAGCGTCGTTTGCATTATGTGTCGAATATTTTCGTCGTGAGTGACCCAGCAAACCCAGAAAACGAAGGAAAGATTTTCCTTTTGAAGTACGGTAAGAAGATATTTGATAAGATTCAGGAAGCGATGCAACCTGAATTTGAGGACGAAGATCCAATCAATCCGTTTGACTTCTGGCAAGGCGCAAACTTCAAGATGAAGGTTCGCAAGGTTGCCGGGTTCGTCAATTATGACAAGAGCGAATTCTCAGAACCATCGGCTCTTTTGGATGGTGATGATGGTGCTCTTGAAGCCATTTGGAAGAAGCAGTACCCGCTACTTCCGTTTGTTGATTCTTCGTCATATAAGTCGTATGATGAACTCAAAACGAAGTTGGGTCGTGTGTTGGGTGACGATATTCGTACTACTGAATATGAGTCGAAGACCGTAGAGAGTTCCGACAATTCAGATACCGAATCTTCAGAGACTGGATCCGGTGATGGTATGGATGCGTTGTCTTACTTTGAAAAGTTGGCTAATGAGTGAGTTTTAATATCATCACAAAAAAAGGGACTCGAAAGAGTCCCTTTTTTTATTATCCAAATGAACTTCTCCATGGGGGGAGTGATGTCTTTCGAAGAAGACTCAAAGTTAATGCGTCTATAGATTGCCTTCCTCCTCCTCCGGAAGGTGATCCTCCTTGCTGACCTCCTCCTCCTCCTCCTCCGCCCATACTAAAGTTTGGTGAACCAGAGGAAACATTTAGACCTCCGCTTCTTTGTTTTTCTACATTTTCTCTGACCAATTCTTCATTCATTTTCAGAAAAATATTTTTGGTCATACTTTCATTGGCTGATGTGGTAATGGTTTTATTGTGATTTTGGACGGTTTGAAATTTTTGATTCATTATTTTATTCATTTGATCAAGAGGAACTATGGCTTCTGGTCCCCCTTCTCCCACAACTACTTTAGTTGCTTCTGTTACTACACCACCATCCTTCAGGGCCGGTAAATACTCATAAGAATTTTCTGTATTGTTTAATACTTTAGCAATGTTAATGTCTTTGTGGATTTTAGTAATATCATTTTTGTCAATTCGTGGGACAAATTTGACGTTTTGATTTTTTGAATTATTGAAAACATTCTCTTCATATAGATTGTTTTCTCGATGGTGAAAATTTAACTGTAATGTAGAATCGTTCGCATGATTTGTGATGCTGTTTCTTATTAATTTTGTGTTAACAAGGGATGCAGGATTTGCTTTTTGTAGAATGCCAACATTCTTCTCCACCAGAGAATTAGAAACATTGTTCTTTTCAACATTCTTCTCCACCAGAGAATTAGAAACATTGTTCTTTTCAATAATTCTTCTTTCTTTGGTGTCCAAATGATCAGATTTTGTTAAACTTTTAGGAGAATCTGAAAGATAATAATTTTCGATAAGATTATTTGTTGTCGGGCTATTATTTTGTGTATTATTGGCGGATGAGTAATAATTATTTTCTGGAGAAATTAAAGTTAAAATCCTAGAGAGTTTTTCATCCATTTCTACTAGTTGAGGTTTGTGGGCCTTCCGATTTAATTTTATTTGATTGTCGTCTTGCTGTGTCTTTTCTTTTTCTAATTCTGGGATGCTATATTCTTCGGACTTAACATTAGAAGGAGAAAATTTATCGGGAGAATAATTTTTTAAAAAGGACTGAATATCACCCTTATTATGACGCTTGGTGGTCTGTCTGGAAGGTTTTTTTTCTTTTAATAACGAAGATAACACACCAGAAAATTCTTTGTTTTCTTCTTGTTGTTTATCGTATGTGTTTTTTAATATTTTCATTTATCCCATACTCTTTTCTAATATCTTTTTATTTTCCTCTTCTATGTATTCCCTCAATAAAGCCACATAAATATCTCTTTCCCACGGAACCATATTTTCAATTTCGAATAAACTGTAGTTATGGTGTTGCATTAACTGAAAATTTAATTGAAAATAATCAATTAATGTTATGTGACAGAGGGCTATAGAAAAAAATCAGATAGTCCAGAAAGTTGTAGCCTCCTCTCCTCGCCATCTGATGTTGTGTAATCTACGGTATGCTCCAAACGAGGAGATGTTATTAGAAAATCAAGAAGCAAGGAAAATTGTTGTTTTGTTAAGTGATTGACGAAATCTTCGATTTCTTTTCTTGAATAATCTTCACAATTAAATTCTTCCGTATCATTCTGGATTGCTTCAATACAATCAACAACCATTTCATATAAATCGTTTTTTGTGTCATCATTTCGTTTTAATAACGATTTAATAGACGGATAATTCATAACAACATTTAGATTATCTGCTAAATTTACAATATTTTTATGTTTTTTATTAAACTGAACTTTAATTTCAGTTAAATTAATACTAAAATGTACTTGTTCATTAGTTTCCGGACAGACAATAACTGGTGTTATTATTTCCCCGATTGATTTCGCTCGAATTTGAGTAAAAATATATTCAACATCGAATAAAGGCATTTCGTTGACGTTTTCAATGTTTTCAACACACGATTCAATAACATCTTGAATAGCCAAATATATTTCTTTGATGCTTTGACTTTCTTGTGCTGCCAGTAAAACCTTTTCTTCTTTCACCAGAAATGGCCGGAAAATTTTATTTTCCTTAGTTGACGGTATATTCAATTCATATTTTGGTGTTGTTCTAGTCAACAACGATGATAATGACATAATTTAAATGCTCCTTATATTTCTTCAAGTGTCCTGAAAGCAAACAGAACCATCATATTTGTGTATATGTTTTGTAAATTGTGGGCCATTTCAACAGGCAATAGAGTAATCGGATATGCTTCATTTAATTTAATTGTTTTGTTTATGTTATCGAAATTACTAGTACTCATAGGTTTTATAAGCACAGACGAATCGGATATAGGCCCTTCATACTCTGTTCTTGCATAAAACTTGTCGTTTGCGAGTGGAACTAATTTTTTCATCCAAGATGAAAAATATGTATATTGGTCCCATTGGTTTGTTATTGGTATGGTGAAAGCAGCCTCGTATTTATATTCTCTTCCTACTGGGATTTTACGAACTGGTCCCCATATTTCATCTACTGCAAATTCTAAATTCCATCCAGGAATGACGATTGATTCTACATGTGTATCTGGTTGATGGTCTAATCCTATATCTGAGGAAGGAAAGAAACCAACACTATAGCGACTTGCCATCTGAAATTTCTGCTTTTTGAGAAAATTTTCTCTAAAATCGTTAACGTTGGAGGAGGCCATTGTATTTCCTTTATGGAAGAATATTATCTTCTGTTAAAATGATGAATTTCCAGCCCTTTTTTTCACAAAAAACATTAGCAGAATTCCACTTTGCTTCATTAACTGCATAAATTATAGATTCGTTTAAATAATTTTTAGTAATCTTACTTTTCTTTTTTGGTGGTTTAGTCTGTTTTTTTGGTTTGACTTCAATTACTATTGTTTCTGTTTCGCCATTGCTCGATTGTTTTTCTACTATAAAATCTGGATAATAACGATGAATTTTATTATCCTTCGGGGACACATATGGAATTGAAAATTCTTCCGACCCCCACCTAATAATATTAGAATTTTCGTCTAAATACTTACATACTCTTCTTTCCCACAAAGAACGACAAATTATATTGGAAGGATTTCCTATATATTTGGACTTATTTGTGGGATTAAATTTTGTTTTATATGCCATATAGAAATATATATATGGGAGATTTAATATATGACCAAATATCAGTACCCAATATCTTATACTAAAGATGAAGTCCCAAGGTGGGTGAATCTTAAAAACCGTGCATATGCAGGAGTCGCAACACTGCGGGGAAAGGACGATGGCATTGGTCCGGTTAATGAAGAGTTGGAGATAAACATAAATCTCCCCAAAGAATTTACCTTTAACGATAGATCGCAATATCAATATGGGTATACCCAGTTAATGAATCCGTTACGGAATCTTATGGGGAATATAGTCGAATCGAGTGATTGGCTTGACGGCCTTGTAACGATATTAAAAAGATCGGCGAGTGCTGCGGTTGGTTGGGTGGATGTGCAGGCCGGGGATAGTGTTTTTCAGGGCGCTGATATTAGAAAATTTCATTTTAATTTTGATATGGTCCCTAAAACTATTAAAGAAGCCGAATCTATAAGTAAAATGTGTCATTCACTTCGAAAACAGGTGTATCCAACTGGTACAGTTGGTTCCGACCTTTTTGGTGCCATTCATCCCAGTCTATGGGATATTGAAATTGTAAAAAGTCCCGGCGGAGAAAAAGATCCCGAATGGGATTTAAATTTTCAACTTGCCGTTTTGGCTGAATGTATTATTGATAAAATGCCGGAAGGACCACGGGCAATAAGTAATCAAGATGCTTCTAAATTCAGTCCGTCTGCTACAAAATTAACATTAGTATTTTTTGAATTAGAGCCCAATTACTTCGACAAGGACACTAAAGAGGCTGTAGCAAGATCAAAATTGGGTGTGTTGGCACAATTATTTGATAAAGCAGCAAAGGTGGGATAAAGCAGCAAAGGTGGATGGCCATCCACCCCCATGAATAGGAATTAAAATGTTTTTAGAATTGTTTCCAAAAATTTTCAATTATGATTTAACCGGAACCACGGGTGGTATGTTGGTAGATCTTGGTAATGTGTTTCAACGAGTTCGTTTCTCGAAAACGACCCTCTCAAATCACAGAATATATATCGATTATACAATAAAAGACGGAGAATCTCCCGAGGATGTGGCTATAGATTTTTATGGAAGTTCTCGATGGTTCTGGTTAGTTTTAATGTCTAATGACATTATTGACCCACTAGAAGAATGGCCAAAAAGTTCTTCCCAACTTCAAAGACAACTAAATAGTGTTCTTTATTTTGGAGGGAAATCATATTTTATAAATGACATTAAAGATTTTAAAGTAAATGATGTTATCGCCCAATCTGAGGGATGTACAATGGGCGAACCAGGATGCCCAGACGGAGTAACATCAAGCATGGAAAACTATGCAATAGTTGATGACTGGGATTCTAATTTTTTTAGAATAGATTCTTCCAGAATCGTTGGCTCTTTAAACGAAGACGATTATATTACAATATTCCGAGAAAATGATTCGGGAAAAATAGATATGATTTCTGGTAGTACTGCATGTACAAGTAACATATTTCAATCCCAAATAAAAAAATCAATTGATACAAAAGAATCTATATCGGCCTTTTATCAAGATGGATTTATCGTAAATCCATATGGAAGCACAGGGAACATAAATGATATCAATTACCCAAATGGAGACACTGGAGGATTGTGCGATTCTTCTGATTCTGTTTTATATCATTATATAAATGGATTGGATTATTCTCCAGTGGATTCTGAAACAATTGAAAATAAATTGTTAGCAGAAAACGACTCGAAAAGGCAAATAAAATTAATTCATCCCCACTTTAAAGAAAAAATATTCAAAGAAATAAAAAATTTAATACAAACACCTGGTCAGAGAGGAAAAACTGTTTTTGTTGAAATAGGATAATTTTATTATGGCAAATGAATATACAAGAGATGGCGATATTACAATAAATGAAATTATTATTTCAAAATATGACTATGATTCCAAATCCATTAAAAACTCATTATCGATAGTCCCATCCGAAACT